AACCCGGTCATCTACGACAACAAGACCCTCTTCCATAACGATCACGGCAACCTCGGCACCACGGCGCTTGGCACCGCCGGTGCGCTTGCGGCTGCCCGCCTGCTGATGCTGAAGCAGACGGAGAAGGACAGCGGAGACCGGCTCGGCATCGGACCGCGGTCGCTGCTGTGCCCGCCGGATCTGGAGGAGATCGCAGCCAACCAGTTCCGTCGGTCGACCGAGAACGACAAGACCTTCATCCAGTCCCTGGTGCTGGACATCCTGCCGGTCTGGTACTGGACGGACGTCTCCGACTGGTCGCTTGTCGCCGACCCGATGGAATGCCCGACGATCGAGGTCGGCTTCCTGGATGGTGCGGAGGAGCCGGACATCTTCGTCCAGGACTCGCCGACCTCCGGGTCGCTCTTCAGCCACGATCAGATCACCTACAAGGTTCGCCACGTCTACGGCGGCGGTGTCATGGACTTCCGCGGCATGTTCAAGGCGGTGGTCGCGGACTGATCGGTAACCTGAGCCGATCGTCTGCCCCGCATTGACCTCGGGCACCGGTCGGCTCTCATCGCAAGGAAGAGAGCATGACGACCAAGAACCTTCCCATTTCCACGCCCGGCGTGCTGGTGCTGCCGTTCAACTTCCCCGGTGCCAACGCCGCGACGGCGGTGGCCCGGGCACGTTTCGACCTGCCGTTCCCGGCCAAGCTGCTGGACGTCCAGGTCTCCGCCCGCTCGTCGACCGGTACCGACCCGACCCTGGACATCGACGTCCAGGCCGGCGGTGAGTCGGTGCTCGACGCCGAGATCGCCGTGACCGCGGCCACGGTGACCCATGGGGTGATCGCGACCGACCGGCTCGCGGACGAGGCGGAGCTGACGATCGACTTCACGATCGGCGGCACTTCGTCCCCGACCTTCAACGACGTCCAGGTCGTTCTGACGCTCGTTCGGATCTGAGGTCAGGCACGAGATGGCGCTGGCCGATTTTCAGGACCTGGTGGACGACTTCGTCCGAGACGACGAGAACCGCATCACGACAGACGATCGTGATGCGGCGATCGCGCTCGCCGTCGCCCGCTATTCTGAGGATCGGCCGCGCAAGATCGTTGTCGACCTGACCGCTGCCGGCGGTCACTACCTCGACCTGCCCGAGAGCTGGGAGGACGGCTTCAGCCAGCTCGAGACCCTCGAGCATCCGGTCGACCAGGTGCCGCCGAGCGAGATCTCGCCGGCCGACTGGCGCCTGTACCACAGCCCCAGCGGCACCCGGATCATGGTCGCCTTCTCATTCGCCGCGGCTGCGAGCGTTCGGGCCACGCACACCGGGCGCCATGTGCTCGACGACGAAGCCGACACCATTCCCTTCGGTGCCCGTGAGCCGGTCGCGGCCTACGGTGCCTCCATCCTGCTGGATCAGCTCGCCTCGGCGACCGCCAATTCGTCGGATCCGACGATCGGCGCCGACAGTGTCGATCACCGCAGCAAGAGCCAGGAATACGCGGCCCGCGCCCGCGCTCACCGCAATCGCTACCTCAACACCTTCGGTCTCACCGAGCGCAAGAACGTCGCCCACGGCGTCGTCGTGGATCTCGACCTCACAGACAGCCGCGGCCGCGATCGCCTCACACACCCGGGGCGCTACCGATGACGGACATTCAGATCGATATCGACACCAGCGCCGTCGACGCCGTGATCCGCGCCTGGGCCGTGATGCCCGAGCGGGCGATCGCCGTGCTCACCGCTGGCGTCACGGAAGCCACCCTGCTGCTGGAGCGGGAGACCAAGGAGCGCACTCCACGCGGCGCCACCGGCGCCCTTGAAGCGTCGATCGCGGCACAGCCGGCCCAGGTCAGTCCCGAGGCCGTCGTCGGGTCGATCGGCAGCTCGCAGCCGCATGCGCTCCACGTCGAGCTGGGCACCCGGCCGCACATGCCGCCGATCGCACCTCTGGTCGATTGGGCCAAGGCCAAGTTCGGTGTCGATCCCGAGGAGGCGGAACGTATCGCCTGGGGCGTGGCGCGCAAGATCGCGGCCAAGGGTACCGAGGGCCAGCACATGTTCGCCAGCGCGCTTGCGGCGAACGAAGGCCAAATCGCCTCGATCTTCGAGCGACACATCCAGGGCCTGGCCGCCGAGCTGGCGGAGGTGCCCGGTGTCTGATCTGGCCGCAACCCGCACCGCCATTGTCGCCACGCTCAACAGCGTCGCCGACATCGGACAGGTTCACAGCTACGAGCGGTACGCCCGCGCCGAGAAGGATCTCAAGGCGCTGTACGAGGACGAGGGGCGACTGCAGGGCTGGTTCGTGCGCCGGCTCTCCACGCGCGTCATATCGCCTGCCCGCGGGATCCGGACCGTCATCAACCGCTGGCGGATCCGCGGATACCGCGCGCTCGATGACTCTGTTCAGAGCGAGATCCTGTTCGACGCCACGATCGAGGCGATCCGGGCTGCGTTCGATGCCAGCTCGACGCTCGGCGGTGTGGTGGAAACCACGCATGTCGATGACCTCGCCGGCATCCAGGTCGAAGACAGCTCGCCGGTCATGTTTGCCGGCGTGCTCTGCCACGGCGCCCGCCTGGCGCTCTCTACCCGTCACCGCGAAAGGTAAGGAGGAGCCCCCATGTCCGGAGGCCAGTTCGTCATCAATCCCAAGACCGGCAAGCCCGAGCGCGTCGGCGAGCCGCCAAAGTCGCTCAGCCGCGCCGAGCGCCGAGCGCTCGAGGTCGAGGCCGAGAAGAAGGCCCAGGCTGAGAAGAAGGCCGAGGAGCCGCTCCAGGCCCTGCCCAAGCCGGCGGCTGAGGCCAAGCCGGCACCGCGTCGATCGACGACGCCGGCCAGCGAGAGCAGCCCGCGCCCGCCGGCATCGAGCACCGGCTCGGCGAAAGCCGCGTCCGACCCCTCTACCGGTAAGGAGTGACCGCCATGGCCGACGAAATCTCGATGAACACCGCGGTGGTTTTCAACCAGCTGGAAAGCACCTACGGCGTGTCACCTGGGGCGATGACTGCCAGCCAGGCGGTTCTGATCAAGTCCATGACCGCGGTACCGCTCACCGGTAACCGGGTCGAGCGCGACCTGGTCAAGCCGTACTTCGGCGCCAATCCGGGGAAGCTGACCGCGCAGCGCGGGACCATGCAGTTCACCGTGGAGGCCACCGGCGCCGGTGAGACGGCTCTCGACGCCGGCACACCGCCGGCATTCGGGCGCCTGCTCCGCCAGTCCGTCATGTCGGAAACCATGCGCGCACCGGCAGCCACGATCGCGGCCAGCCCGCCGACGGGCGTTGGCGGTCCGACGGGCACCTTCACCTACGCGGCCGGCGACCCCTATGAGGGGATCGTGGACCGCCTGGTCACGCTGCTCTGCACGACGGGCGGTGGCTCTGGTACCGCGGAGTTCACGGTGAGCGCTCCGGCGATCGCGCACCTGGCGGCATACGAGGCCACCGAACAGGTGATGACCGACGCCACGGATTTCGACCTCGTTCACGGCGCGACGATCACTCCGACGGTGGGCACCGCGTTCGAGGTCGGCGACAGCTACACGATCCAGCTGTCTGCTCCCGGCGCGTTCTACACGCCCGAGAGCGACACCATCGAGTCAGGCGAGAGCTTCTTCCAGTATGGTCCGAACCGGCACCAGTTCCTGGGGCAGCGCGGCAACGTGACCATCAACGCCGCGGCCGACGGGTACTTCGATCTGCAGTTCGACTTTATGGGCCTGCCGGGGACCTTCTCGAGCGAAGCAATCCCGACCGTCGACTTCTCCGCCTTCCAGGATCCGCTGATCGTCGACAACGACAACAGCCCTTACGTGGCTCTTGGCGGTGTCGAAATCGTGCTGCGGAGCTTCAACCTCAACGTCGGCCAGAACATCGTCATGCGATCGCTGGTCGGCCAGAAGAAGGTGCGGGCGACCGATCGTGCCGCCTCCGGGACGATCGTGTTCGAAGCCCCGGGTCTCGACGATGCCGACTACTTCGCCAACCTGAGAACCGGAGCGACGCTGGCCTTCGAGCTGATCCACGGCCTGCTGCGCGGCGAGATCGTCCACCTGACCTGCCCGCAACTGGAGATCACCGGCCTGCAGTATCAGGACGAGGAAGGTGTGGCGATGTTCAGCGCCAACATCACCGCGCTCCCGTCCGACGCCGGCAACGACGAGCTGACGCTCGCCATCAAGTGATCGAGACGAAACCGGGGAGGATCCTCCGGGACGGCTCTATTGGCCGGCAGGATCCAACGATCCGGGAGTAGGCCCGCGGCCAGGCTGAAGGCTGCTGCAACGTCGGAGCTATGGGCGTGACAGCCGGGAGAGACCGGCATCCATTTCGGCAACAGGAGGGTCGCATGGCGACCAAGAAGCAGAAGCACGAGGACATCGACGCTTCCGACGTGCCGCTCGACGCGTTCGATGAAGGCGGTCTCTTCGCCTTCGACGCGCGGCCGGTCGTTCGCAACTGGCCTGTCGGCATCCGGGTGCCGGTCGGGCCTGGCCAGTTCCGCATCCACGAGATCCGCTTCGATCTCCAGTACCGCGACATGAACGAGTACCAGGAGCTGTACGAGCGGGTCACCGCCTTCGCTGCAGCCGGTGGCAAGCTCGGAGATCCGCTTGCCGACCCGCTGTATCCGCACCTGCGCGGCTGGTCCGGCATCGCTGCCCAAGGCAAGGGCGCGCTCGGGTATTCCGATGCGGCCAAGAGCCAGCTGCTGAGCGATCCGCGGATCCGCGGCGCCGTGCTGGAAGCGACCATGAAGATGGTCCTGGGGATCGAGGAAAAAAACTCCGAGACGCCGCCCGAAGATGGGCAACCGCAGGCCGGCGGGCCAAACCGCGCGGCACGTCGGGCGGCGGAGGCGAAGACCCGGAAGGTTACGGGATAGTCGATCAGCTGCGCGATGCCGGCCAGGACGTCGACGCCTATCTCGACGCACAGCGCCGACGCCGCGCCCGTGAACGTCGGCGAGAGCGGGAGCTGCCGACGAGCCGGCCGGCCTATCCGATCCTGCCGGCCAATACCGAGGCAGTGATGGTGTTTCAGAGGTGCCAGACCCAATGGACATATGCCGGCGATCCGCCGGCCCAAACGGGTCTGCGCATGGAAGCCGTCACGGCCTGCCTTGACGCGCTTGGTGTTCCGGCAGAGCGCCGGCCGGATCTTCTCGGCCGGATCCAGATCATCGAGATGAAGGCGCTCGAGGTGCTCGGCCGGATCCGCATGGCCGACCTGGCGCGCATCCGGCGCCAGCAGCCGCAGTCGGCGAGGTCGCGATGAACGATATGGTCGTCGGCATCACGCTGCGGGCAGACGGCCGCGGCTTCGTCGGCGAAGTCCGGAACGCCCGATCGGAACTGGTCGGCCTGCGCGACAGCGGTACCGGCGCCGGCCGTGCCATGGAGGATCTGCGTCTGCGCAGCTCCTCCGCACTCGCGTCCCTGCGGTCGCTGCAGACCGTCATCGCCGGCCTTGGCCTGGCCGTCGGCGTTCGCGAGGCCGTGCAGGAGTTCGCCGCCTATGAGCGCGGACTGGTCGGCGTCGCCAAGACTGCCGATCTGACAGCGGACCAGGTCCGGGAGATGGGCGCGGCGGTCACGGAGATGGCCCGCCGCATGCCGTTCGCGAGAACGGAGCTGCTCGGCATTGCCCAGGCCGGCGGTCAGCTCGGTGTGAAGGGTGTTAAGGATCTCACGCTCTTCACCGAGACGGTGGCGAAGCTCGGTACGGCCTCCGACCTGGCTGGCGAGGAAGCGGCGACCAGCCTTACCCGGATCCTCAACGTAACCGGCGAGGCGATCGACAGCATCGACACGCTGGCATCGGTCATTGTCGCGCTGGGCAACAACGCCGCGGCCAGCGAGTCCGAAATCGCCCGCGTCGCCACTCAGGTGGCCCAGGCCACGGCGATCTTCGGCGTGTCGGCTGGCGAAGCGGCAGGGTTTGGTGCCGCACTGCGATCGGTCGGCGTGCAGGCCGAGCTGGGCGGATCTGCGGTCGGTCGGACCTTCCGCGCGATCGAGGAGTCGATCCGAGGCGGCGGTCAGCGCTTCCGGGAGCTGTCCGAGATCACCGGTGTTACCGGCGACCAGCTCCGCCAGACCTTCGAGAAGGACGCGACCTCGGTGTTCGTGTCCTTCGTCGAAGGTGTGGGCGCTGCAGTGGAGAGCGGCGCGAGCGCCGCAGAGGTCCTGGAGCGGTTCGGCCTGAAGGGCGAGGAGCTGCTGAAGGTCCTGCCGACCCTCGCGGTCAACAGTGAGCAGCTGAGCCGGTTCCTTGGCATCGTCGCCGATGAGACCGAGAACACGACGGCGCTCAATGAAGAGTACCTGCGCTCTTCGAAGACGCTGTCGTCGCAGCTCGCCCTCACCGGCAACGCCCTAGACGAGATCGCAGCCTCGCTCGGCTCCGCTCTTGCCCCGGCGATCGTGGAGGCCACCGAGGATCTGCGGTCGTTCGTACAGCAGGCGGTGGATTCCGGCGACGTCAAAGCAACCTTCGAGGCCGTGGCCTATGCGGTCGGCGCCCTCTCCAGCAACCTGGACATCCTGGCCGCGACCGCGGGGGTCGGCATCTTCGCCCGCATGCGGCCGGCGATCGCCGGTGTGCTGCAGTCGATCAATGCCTTGGTGCCGGCAGTCGCCTCGAGCACGGCCAGTTGGGTCGCTCTGAATACGGCCGTGGCCCGCGGGGCGGCTGTCAATATCGAGAGCGCGCGTGCGACCGAGCTGAAGACGGCAGCGCAAGGTCAGTCGGCCGCCCAGGCGCTGGCGTCGGCACGCGCGGCCGAGGTGTCGGCAGCGGCCGAGCTGGCGAACGTCCGCGCGCTTCAGGCGTCGATCGCCGCCGAACGCGATCGCGAGGTTCAGCGCCTGCAGGCCCAGATCAACGACCGCGGCCGTCAGCAGTCGATCGCCCGCCTGGTCGCGCTGCGGACCGATGAGGCA